GCACTGCGAAAGTGCATCTCCCAAGGCTGTATTGTTATACAGCCGTACTCCTGTGGACTAGCTTAACAGCTGGTCCTAGAGGAGGTTGGAGATTGATCTTTCGATCTCCTGCGCTGGTTTCTACACCAGCGGCCCACCTTTCTTTTAGAAAGGGGACCTCCTTCCGAGCTTGATGTCGACGCGCTCGGGGCGTCCAGAACGCTCCAAATGCTCATCATTGACGCTCGCAACGCCAAAGTGCAGTGGATGGAGCCTCTCTACGGCCGTTAGGCCATAAGAGGGACTTTCCATCTGCAGAAAGCACTTGAGTAGGGCACCACTCCCCTCGAGAGGATCTTGAGGAGGTTTGGCATGCACATAGTAGCCCTTGACAAGGGGGCTGTGCGTGTATGGATCAAGTCCCTGGAATTGGTAACCCAGGGCTGTCTCCCTGCCCAACACTGGTGAGGTTGGCGCCACATTCGGAAAGACCTTGAGAAGTCTTCCGATGTAGCCATCCATCCAATCAGCAGACTTCCAGAGACCAGCCCAATAGAGCTGGTTTCTGAGAGAAACTGCTGAAATGACACCAGTTGCATCCTGCCGCCGTGTCGGGAGTATACGCCTAACCTTGACTATTGATACGTCATGGCCATCGTAATACTCACGTCCGCAAGACTCCCTGAACTTTCCAGTCCAGTAAGACTTGCTGATGTTAACTCTGTGCCCAAAAGCATGGAGTTCATCAACGACGGACAGCACATAGTCTCTGGGAACGATCAAATCGTCTCCAAAGACACGCACCTGCTTGCAAAAGGGAATGATATCCCCTTCGCAAGAAAGCGGAACACTGAGTTCCCTTTCTATCCCAAGGAAGATCACGGTCAAGAAGACCATGGCCTCAACTGGGAAGCAGAGAGCTGAACCCATAGATGCGAACTTGGCTAGGCGTAAAACGCCATGGCCAGGTACATCAGCCTTCCTAGATCTAGTCGCTTGGACAGCCTCCAGCAAAAGAGGATGACCGGCAAAAAGGTCTAGTACGTGCTGATTCGAGACACGATCGGAAGCCTCGCTTAGATCAAGTGTGGCAAGCTCCCCGCTGAGGGAGCCATAGTCGGCCATCGTCCGGTTAGGACTTTGGTCATCTATTCCGATCATCAGAGAGAGGGTGTCACTCCTCTTAATCTGATCGCGAATAACGCCAAAGAGCGCCTGCTGCATATACTGCATGCAGGTAGGCTCAATAGCGATTATTCGAGGGGTCTTGAGCGTCTTAGGAACTGTGATAACCCTTACGGGTATCTCAGAACC